GTTCCAGATGGCTGCGTTGGTTCAAAAGCGGGATGATGCGTTGTTGAAGCAAGGCTTCAGCCTCCTGAAGCCGACCTTGCTTGACGAGTTGGGCGAACCTGTATTCTTCAAGGCGGATGAGTTTTTCGGTGTATTCAATTTGGTCTCGGAGCAAGTCAACAGCCCGCTTCCTTGCCTCCTGCTCCGCCTTTTTTCTTCGCCTTTCTGCCTCCTTGTCGCCCATCGGGACGGCTGGTAACTTCAACTCAAACGGAGGCATTGCAGGTTTAGGTGTAGGCGTAACGACGGGTGGTTTCTCTGGCAGAGGTAGCATTCCTTTCAAAGGCGAGCCTGCAAAGAGGCGATTGAGTTCTTCAAGCCTGCGTTGGCGTTCTTCGGGTGTAAGGACACGCATTGGCTGCTGAGACAGGCGCTGTATGGTTTCCTGCAACCTTCGCTGTTGCTCTCTTTGCTGGGCTTGTGCTTGGGCAAAAGCAAAAGTTCGCTGGGCTTCGTGGGCTAACACTAACCCACCTGCAGCAGCCATGATCCCGATTAGTCCCGCCCTTGCGCCCGATGACAAGACGGTAATGTTGCGAATGGCATCGGCTGCCTTCCCTGCGGCAATGACAAGATCAACGCTCAAAACTCTCGCTAACCCCAAAACGGCAGAAGTCAACTTTGTAATCCCTGCCACTGCTGCTAACACAATTGGACCGTTCACCATTAAAGCCGACAAACCCTTTTGCGCCCATGTCGGAAGTTGCCGAAAAGTTTCCATCAACTCGCGAATCTTATCCACAAGATTGGCGAGAAAACGGACACCATTTGCTGCTGCTTCGGCAATCCGTTGAGCAAAAACTTTGAATGCTTCAGATTGCATCAACTCTTGCAAACGCTTGATAAGTTCCCACATCGGACCTTGAACGGCTTGACCGATGGCAAGTCCAATGCGTCCCATCGCTTCCCAAACGGTTTGGCGAAGGGTTGAGAAGGCAGCGGCAAAAGTTTGAATTTCGCTGGCACGCTTCAAAATCCCTTGTCTTTCGGCTTCGGCAAAGATAGCATTAATGGCTTTCGCCGCTGGGATGCCTAACTCTCCAATCTTTGCCAACTGATCCGCTGTCAAACCCAATCCTTTCGCAAGCAATTGCTGGGCTGGAATCATTCGCTCGGACAATTGCAGCAACTCTTGCATTTGCACGCGACCTTTAGCAATGATCTGCGAAAAGGCACGAACTATGCCCTCAAGGGCTTCACCAGTTGTTTGACCGAAGGCAACGGCAAGGGCTTGGATTCGTTGAAGGAACGGGATAACCTGCTGGACATCGCCACCTGCAGCACGGATTTGGCTGCCCAACATCGCTGCCGCTTCGGCAAGGACTTTGAAATCAAAAACGGAAGTCTGGCTCATCTGACGAAGGGCATCAAGCATTCTGGCTGCCTCTTTAGCAGAGCCAGTAATGATGCCAAACTGAATTTGCAGCCTCTCAAGTTCCATCCCTGCCTTTAACGCTCCCGCTCCAAAAGCCGTTGTGGCGGCAGTCCAAGCGGCGGAGACGGCAGCAAGGCGACTGGACAGTTGGCTGAGACCTTGTTCAAGTTTTTTCAGCGATGCTGATGCCCTTTCGGCGAAGGCAGTGACCGATGAGAGCGATAAACCCCGCGTGATATTTGCCCCGGCTTGCCTTGCTGCGTTGCTAAGTTGTTGAATGTTTTGCGTAACCCGTTTTAACGCCGATTCCGCTTCTTGACTCTGCGCGCTAATGCGAATGGTCAATTGTTCAGCCATTGTTCATCAACTCCTCCAGTTCGGCGACGGACAGCGATTTCGTTTGCGTCCCTTGCATTTGCCGATAGCCTTCGGTGATGGCGTAAATTTGCACCAAGTCCATTTGGGCAATTTGACCTATTGACAGGTGAAAAGTTTTCATCAGGAAGGCAATTAACTGCCACCATTGGTTTCGCCCCCTTCTTCGGCTTTTCCCCGCCACGCCTCAGGGACGGACACCAACAAAACCTCGTTGACCATCTTGATGGCTTCGTCTATGTCGTCCATGGCATCGCCGACTTCCTCCAGCGTCGCTGTTGGGTCAACTTTTTTAACGAGCCGCCAAAGGACAAATTGCGTTGCGCTCATGACCGCCTTGCCATTGAAAGCGTCCATGAATGCTTCCAATGAACCGAAATGTTGCTCCGCTGCCGCCCAATCGGCTAAAGTCAAGCGCCTCAAAGGAACTTGCCAGCGCCCGATTGTCACGATTTTCGGCTCAGGGAAAACATCGGACAGTTTTTGTTCCGTCATTTTCATCCCTCCTTGTTAACGGCAGGAAATAGCGACTTGCGACTGGCGACTGGTAACGGCGAGAAGAACCAGTCGCTAATCGCCAGTCGCTACTTTGTTTTCGCTACTGTGTAATTTCTTTGCTGCTCCAAAATTTGCCTGACCAAGCCTCTGAAGGTCAATTCCCTATCGCCCGCCTTGATTTTTTGGGCAACAATTTCGCCGGACCGAACAGTCACCATGTTTTCAACGATGGGCAAGATGCTGATTTCAGCGATGCCGAAACGAAGCAGCCTCAGTTTGCCTGTCGGGTCAATCAAAACATCTTGCCCAACAACTGTGCCTTCAAAAACGATGTTGGGCGAAATTAAAGACTTCATTGCAGCAAAGCCGAGATTGCTCGGAAGGCTCAACGAGCCATAGCGGACGCCGTAATATGCCTCGCTCGTCCCTTTGTTCTCATCGCCCTGCCAAAACAGAATTCGCCCCAAAAGCCCAACATAAGGTGCTGGGTTGCCGGGCGGATATTTGTCAATGCTGACTGTCAGACGATAAGGTGGGTTGTTTGCGACGACGGTGAACCGCCACTCACGCTGATAGTAGTAATCCCACAACTCTCCTTTCGTTCCCGCTGGCACGCCACTAGCTAAAGTTCCATCCAAACTATGCCAAATCCCTCGGTCAAGATACAAGTTGAAGTTCGTCCCGCTCGGCTCAACCCTTGTGACCCTGAAGAAGTTGCTTTGGGCAAGGAAGGTGTCAACTTCGCTCAAAAAATCATCGTTGCTTCCGACTGGGCGCAAAAGGTCATTGCGACCGAGATAGCGGGAAAGTGAAGCAGCGTCAAGGTAAACGGTCAAAGGCGACGATGTTGAGCCAGTGATGCGGAAGCCAACTTTTGCCCTCGTTTGCGATGTGATGTTCCAAGTCCACTCGTAGTAATTGAGCCCTGCTGCGATGCTGACTGCTGTGTTGAAAGTTGAGCCGATGAAGGCATTGATTGTCCCAACTGTTGCTGCCGAATAAGCCCAAATCCCCATTTGATAAGTTCCGGGCGCAAGTTCAATTTCAGAGCGTGTTCTGATGTCAACATAGCCTGCAGGGCTTTGCTGTGGGATGAAAACCCTTAAAGCCGTCCCTTCCATGATGCCGATGATTCTCTCAGCGCCCAAATCGTAAACGCCTTTTCTTTCAACTGACCAACCACTACCGCTCCCATCAATTTCCCATCGCTCCGAGTTGTAGTCCTCAAACGAACCATCGCTCAACAGGTTTTTGAAAATTTCTGCATTGGTTGGCGACAAAAGCAAGCGGTTTTGAACTTGCGACGCGTCATATTCAATGCTCCAGTCGGCGAAGAAGTCAATGGGCAAAGTGACAGGTTTGTCGGAGCGATATTGCAACTGCGGGATGATTCTGTTTGTCTCGCTCTCTTTCTGCATCTTCAAAGCGACATCAAAGCCCATACCGAGCAAAAACCTGTAAGCGGAGCCGAGATTTTGACCTCGCAAGTCAACTGAGTTTGTGCCCAAACTGTCGGTGACCGAAATTGAAGGCGTGACAAGCCTTGACCAATGAACCCTCGCAATTTGACAAGCAGCCTTCCAAAATTGCCCGACAGACCAATTTGTTGATTGGTAAAGGGCGCAATCAACGGGCAAGTCAAGCAAAAACTCTGTCAATCCTTTGGCATCAATTTGCTGCTTGCCGTCGTGGGTGAACCTTTGCCTGACAATCTTTCCGAGCCAAACCACATTGCCCCTTTCGCCAACGATTTCAACTTCGTCGCCCAGCCGAAGATCGTCAAAGGTAGGTCTTGGCAAAAACGCTTGCAAATTTCCGACCCAACCTGCATGGCTTAGCGTGAATTGAAAATCAGCATCTTCAACAATCCGCTTTATCCCGTAGCCGAACTCATAAGGCTTGCGGAAGATGAGCCTCAAATTCACAATCCCACCACCTCGCCAACTCGCGGGTTGAAAGCACAAGCGATTTGCCACGGGATCGTGTCGGAAAGCGGGTTATTGTTGCTGTCCAGATACTCAACGAAGACAAAGTTGGTGCCGGGATGGAGAACAAAAGGCAATTGGCTTGAAATGTCAACTTGGTTCGTCACATCAGCGACAATTGTGGCAGTTTCTTTGCTGGCGATGTAAGCCTTACCGTCTTCACGAAACGAAATGACCTTGCCCGCTTCAGTGCCATTCAAAACAAAGACTGCAGTTTGATCTGCTGGGACGACCCTGACGCGAATTTTGTAGCCATTGACCGCTGAACCGGGATTGACGCGAACTTCGCATGGAGTTTCTGCCGTGATGAGATCGTTGCCAACAAGAATCCTGATTGGCTGGGAAGAAGATGGGTAAGTTGGTGGCGAAACAGTCAAGTAGCGGTTTTGATGGTAGCCGTAAGGTTGGAGAAATTGAAGTTCCATGACGACACGGGCAACTAAGCCGCCAACGGGTTCAAAAAGCAGCGATGCTGGGGCGCAACGAAATAAGTAGCCGTCCACAAAAAGTTCCAACGGGTAGCGGGATGATGGCTTGGTCAAAAGCCCTTCCAATTGCTTTCGCAAAGTCGCTTCAGTTCGGGAAAACAGAAGGGTGATGGTCAATCGCTTCGCTGTCCATCGGTAATGCGTCCCAGCGAAATAGCGACCGAAAGGCATTTGAAAAACTTCGGTGTCCGAATCGGCAGGAATCAAGTCTTCAAGGTAGGGTTCAAGGTCAATGAACTCCCAAAGGCGAACTTCGTCAAGGTCTTGAGTTCCTCCCGATGGGGGAATGCTGACAGAGACCCGCCACCAACCTTGTGCTGGTTGTGTCCAGCGAAGTTCGTAGAAAGTGTTTCCAGATGTCGGCGTAACAGAAGCAACTCCATCAGGGTTGCCCAACACAAAATAACCTCCAAGTGCTGGGTTGCTTCCCAAACCAAATCTTGCGACCGCTCCTGCAACAAAAGAAGGTGCTGCATGAGAGACAGCAACACCTGGTATTGATGTCCCATAACTTGCCCTCATATATCGTGAATGCAACGAACGAATACCACCACGAAAAGAACCAACATCCGCCCGCTGTAACCATTTTTCTGTCGTTGAGAGATACATAGCCCCAGCGGGATAGTGTTCGGTGATTGGGTTTGTTTCGCTTGGGAATTTCAAAAAGTTGAAATCCCCGTAGGGGTCGCCAATGAGCAGCCGCCTTAACTCTATGGGCACAACCATCACCGACCTTTGTCAGCGACTGGCGACTGGCGACTGGCAACTTGTTGCTTTTCTTCGTCGTAGCGTTTGATTTGACCTGATGCAACCCGTTCCAACAATTCAATCCATTTCGTAGCCTTCTCAGGGTCGCTTTCCTGCTCAAGTCTGGTAAGCAACAAAGCGATGACTCTCTCAGTCAACGAAGTTTGTTGCTCCACAGTCTTATCACCTCCATGTAGGAGCCCCGTTAGGGGCGAAAATCTTCGGGGCTAACGCCCCTCCTACCAACTACTGGCTACTCGCTACTGGCTACTCGCCGCCGTTACTACGAGCCTCCAATTTGAGTGCCGGGATTGTAGGCGCTTGTTGAGTTGACCAGCACGATTTGCAAGCCACGCCCCAAGGACGAGTCAAGTAACGCTTCAAAGGAGAGTTCCTGCTCAACGACGGCATTCCTGCGGACGGGTTTTGAGATTTCGGTCCAGACGACGCGGGGGATGTTGATGATCAACTGGCGGTTGCTGGCGGGCGTCCATTTGAGCGACAGGGAAGTGATGGGGGCATCGTCGGCGTTTTTGTGTTGCATCGGATAAGTGGAAGCACCCGCTTGGTTCAGGAACGCCCGAATGAAGTTGTCATTCTCAAAAGTCAAACGCATCGTCCCGCGAACTCTCATTCCCGTCGTCGGTTGTTGCCCACGCGGGAAGACCGAGCCACGAGCCGTCCATCGGATTGCCCGCTCTGTCGTGATCTCCAAATCGGCAGCGATGCATTGAGCGATAGCCGTCCCGATGGGCGTTTCAACTACGGCAAGGGCTTGGACGAATGGGTCGGCGCTGTCAACGCCAACACCCGCAGGAATGACCGTCCCTTCGTTGTTGAACAAAGCAGCGTAAGTGCCAATCAAGTCCATGTCAAACTGCAACACTTCATCTCGTTCAGCATCAAAGTCAAGCCTTAACCGAGTTGCCGCTAAGCCACCAAAGACTTCCTGTCTTGCGATGTCATTGTAGGCGTGAACGACAGAGAGCCATCGCGATGGAGAAGCAGCGCCGTAGTTAAAAGTGTGGGTGTAGGGACCAGTTCCGCTGGTGGTCGGTGTGACGCCAAGGGCGTGAAGGATGTAGCCGAAAGAGTTGGGTTGGACATCGCCACGAAGACCGCCTTCAACATAGACATGGGAAGTTAGAGCCCGTCGGGGCATCAAAGAGCCAGTTCCCATGCCCGTGATGATTCGGTTGACGCGAACTCTAAGGTCGCTTTCAACACCGTCAAGTTGGATTTGTGCTGCGACGGCAGCGTTCTCGTTGTTCGTGATGCCAACACCGATTTTAGTTAGCAAACCGACAACTTCAGTTGGCATCAACTTTCACCTCCTTGGGTTTTTGGCTCGGCAGGAGCCTCGCCTTCCAGTGGGACTAAAACTTCCGAGCCGACAAAATCGTCGCCCCAGATTTCCTTCGCTTTTTCAACTGGGACGACATCACCTTGATTTAAGTCACCGAGCCCGATGATGGTGACAGGGCTCGTCCCGACATAGCGAAAGCCAATGATTTGTTGTGGCTTTTTAATCGGCATATTCTTTCACCTCCGTTGCAGTTTTAAGCCAACGCTCTAACTCAGTGTTGCCGATATGGACTGCAGTGGCGTTAGCATCTTCGCCACGAACTTTCCAGCCGACATAGTGCAAATCGTCGGGAAGCCAAATAAGTTGCCATTTGTCACGATATTTGTGAGCGAGAGTAACGAGAGCGGTTTCTTCGGGATAGTATTGTGATTTGTCCGTCAACATCTGCCATTCGTCAATGTAAGCCAGAAATGCTTTGTTGGCGACCATCAATCCAGTTCCGAAGTAAAAATCCCAAACGAACCCGTCCCCCGTCCCGCGTCCTGCGTCCCGTTCCGTTAGCATTGCTCGCTGCCAATAGTCCCGGATGCGTTCATCGGGAATCCAGTTTTCTTTGCCCCTTTCCCAAAACTTCGTCACGCACAAAATCGGGCGACTGGCGATTGGCGATTGGCGACTGGTAAACTGAGACAGAAAATCTTTCAAGCGATGGACAAAGTTATCACGGAATTCAATGTCGGCGTCAACCCAGCAAACCCATTCATCTTTTTGAGCAACTGCAAGTCCCAGACCGAAAATTCTCGGTTTGAGCCGCCAAGCGTCATTTTGATCGGTGCTTTGTGGCTTCTCAAAAGTCAACAAAACATCATCATCGCCCAACTGCCGAAACAAAGCCCAGAGACATCGCTCGGCAGCAAAACGCTTCGCACTGTCAATCGGATAAACGAGCATCGTCACAAAAATCACCTTCTCCGCCTCCTTTCTTTAAACCGACTAAGCCGATCCATCACGACCCACATCGCTACCCTCGCCGTGATGAATGCGACAACGAGAAAAAGCAAGACATAAAGGGCATCAAGCATGAATTACACCTCCAACTCATCTTCCGTGATGTCAATGTCAAGTGGCTCTACGATGTGATAAGTGCCGCCAGCGGTGACATTGACTTGCTCTTGCAGTGTTGGTGCAATCGTCTCGCTCGCAGAAATTTGAATGCTTGGAGACGCTTGGTCTTGCAGTTGTGGGCTAATGCTTTCGCTCACGGAGACGGCAATTTGTTCATCAACCGAGTCAGCAAGGGACGGAGTAATTTGGTCGGAAACGCTAATGTTGTAGAAAGTCCCTGATTCAACATCAACGATGTCTTGCAGTTGTGGGCTAATGCTTTCGCTCACGGAGACGGCAATTTGTTCATCAACCGAGTCAGCAAGGGACGGAGTAATTTGGTCGGAAACGCTAATGTTGTAGAAAGTCCCTGATTCAACATCAACGATGTCTTGCAGTGTTGGATTAATGGCATCGCTCAAAGCAATTTGAGCGCTCAAACTCGCTTGATCTGTCAATGTTGGGTTCAAACTATCCGTCACCATCAACGATGCAACTATGTCAGCAGCATCGTTCAAAGACGGCGTAATCTCATCGGTGACATTGATGTTGTAAGTTTGTCCACCGCTACCATCGCCGCCAGCCCCGCCAACCGCTACTTGAAGGTTTTGTATCGTAATCGGGTTCGTTGTTTGCTGAGGATAAGCAAGGACACGGACAATCCATGTTCGTTTGTCCGTTGGTGTCCAGTTAACATTAATGTCACCCGTTGAAGTGTAAGTTTGCTCAAAATCGGGAGTGTCACCGTAAAGCGGTTCTTTGCCCGCACTAAAGATTTGCACCTTAACGCTTTCGTCCGTGCCTAACTGTGAAATCGTTCCCGTAACTCTTATGGGGTCTGCGGTAAAGACTTGATACTCAAGCCAAATAGGTTGACCTGCGAAACTTGACTGTGTGAGCAGGAAATCAAAGGTCGTGTAATCTGGCGTCGCTGCGTCCCACTTGTTTTTCACATATCCGTGTGGGAATAAGTGCTCAAACGCCTTCGGGTGTGAAGTTGCGCCGACGGTCAATCCCTTTACGAGAATTCGGTTCGTCCATAGTTGGTCTGCAATTGAAGGAACTCTTAAAGTCGGTCTGTAGTAAGCGTTCGTGCTTAAGTTAATGATTTCGGAAACACCCGACAGGTGATTTTGTATGATTGGGTTGAAGGCGTTAGAAAGCGAACAATTGATGTATTTGTTGTCCGCTACACCATTATCACCTAACGAGCCCAAAGACGAAATTGAACAGTTGATAAACACAACATTGTCAGCCTTTGTTCCTCCAAGTGTCAACAACCTCCCACTGGCACTATGACTGCCAGTCAAGTTTTTAATTACAATCATACCTGGTGTCTGTCCGCACGCTGTATAATTGTTTGACAAAAAACCATACCAACTAATACCATCAATTAGACATGTTAAAGTAGCACTTGCTGATGGTGTAATTAAGTTTCCATCAACTACGATAGCATTGGTAATGGTAAATGAGCAAGGACCTGCACCACCACCCAGACTAATCAACACAGCATTTTTAACAGTTAATTGTGAGCCTGAAGCACTGATACTACCCGAAGAGTTTGTAAATGCGAAAGGACAATTTTGGGCGTGAACATTAGTGAAATCACCAGAAAAAGAAGCAGAACCAATCACAGCAGATATGGCATAATTTGCATTTATAACAGCAATATTGGAGGCTTGGAAGTTTGTTGTATTATAAACTACCAAATTATCACCATAGCGATAACTTGTAAAGTAATTGAGTTGTGTGTTATTTGTAGACAAAAAATCAGAATGGTTACCAATAGCACAACTTGAGTAGGTTACTGTTGAAGATGTAATTTGAATTGCTCCACCCGCCACTGTTGCTCCTGCTTCCCGTGTAAACAAAACTCCCTGAATTGTCCGCCCTGAACCGCTCAGCATCGCAACATTGTTCGCACCATATTTGCTGATAACTATCTGCCGTGACAACAAAATCACCAAACACGCCCTAACTCCCGTCCCTGACCTTGCGTGAGTTAATGCTTCGTTTAAGGTCACTGTCTTTGTCGCAGCATTGTAAGAAGCAACTGTGTGTAAGCCTCGTGCTGTGCTGCTTTCAGACCAAGAACCCGAAATATCGCTTCGTCCGATTGCGATTTGGTCACCTGCTCGTAACGGCAACCCACTTTGCAAAACAATCGTCGTTGCACCCGCAGCAGCATCTTGAGCAAGGTAATCCCACAGTGGGCTTCGTTGTTCACCGTAAGCATTGAAAGTTGCAACTGTGATTGTGCCGTTGACCAGTATTCTTACCAGTTGCGGATGTGTTATCGGTTGCGTGGGAGAACCAATTATGAACGAACCTGAACCAGCAATGTTTGCGTTAACTTTCAGCACAACGGTGTCGGGCATTGACGGGTCTTCTGCTTTGCTTGGAATTTTCAGCGTCCCGTTGATAGTCAGACCTGCAAGACCATTCGCAAAACTTGACTGGTCAACATTGAAGGTGACAGTATGTCCTGCTGCGATGGTCACACTGTCGTTGTTAGCAGGAACGGCGTTTCGGTCCCAAACTGTCGGGTCATTCCAGTAGCCACTTTTGACCGAAGTGAAAGCAGGCATTACTCAATCACCCCTGCGGGTTCTTCAGGCACGGGAATTTCTTCGCCGATGATGTAGTAACAAGCAGGCGTCATTGTTCCTGATTGCGTGATGCAAAGTTGACGACCATCACTCAACAACAATCGTGCCCAAGTCCCTTGCTCTCCGAAATCAAACTCCAAAACTTTCGCTGTATCTCTTCCTTTTCCCCTCCAGTCAACAGTTGCAATCACCCCACCATCTTCGTCTTCTTGTAGAGTAACAGAACGAATTTCGGCGTTGATAGGCTCAAACCGTAGGTCTGGCACGAGGCGTCACCTCCTGCTTTTTGTCCTGACCACGAGCCCGACCAATAGAGACAACTTCGGTGTCACTTTCCAACTCAGCCTCGTAGCCTTTCTGAAAACCACGAATACTAACACGACGCCAGTCTTTGTCGGGTTCATTTTGCTGTGTTCGTCCTCTAACGCCTCGTGGTGTCCAAACTAACCGCATTGTCACTCACCTCACGACATCACGACATCGTAGTTGACATTGACGGTGACGCCTGAAGCAAGCCCAATAGTGCTGGGCAATTTGACTCTCGCGAACAACCCTGAACCATCGTTGCCAACACAAAGCCCGATGGAGTTCAAGTTGTTTCCCGATACACCCGCAGCCCCGCCATCAAGCGATGCCGACCAACGGACTTGTCGGGCAGCGATTCGGGATTTCGTTGCCGCAACGGCATACTTCCAAGTTCCGGGCATGGAAGTTTCGCTGTCGGCTGGAGTTGTTGCGTCGTTGGAGAAAACGACAAAGTTGATGTTCACTGCATCAACGCCGATGGTGTTTCTCAGCATGTAATCTCGTCCTTGTGCGACTATGCGGTTTTTGATGACATAGACGACTTTGCGCCCGTCAGGAAAAGTGACTTCAACAGTAACGATGCCCTTAGGTCTTGGCGCTTTCTCAACGATCGTCATCGGACATCACCTCGTTCAATCGGTTACTCTCTCCACGACAACCGCCTCAAAGGGCGGTGTCGGGTAGTTCTTTTCTGTGCCGTCCATGAAGACGAAACGAAAATCAAAATAAATGCGCCGATTAGGAGATAAGTTTTGAGTTTCAGTTTTTGGGAACCTGACTTTGAAGGTTCCCTGCGAAGGATTGGTTTTCGTCACAATCGCAGTGAAAAGCAATGTCCCGTTGGGCTTATCCTTGACCTCGCAGTAAATGTCAACATCCGTCAAATCAACGGGATTGCCATCCTTCGTTACCCTGACCGTGAAATCTTTATCGTTCCCTCTCACGACGAAAATCTTCTTCCTCAATCCCATCACCTCATCGCAATCAAGTGCCAGATGAGCAAGATAAAGCAGAGTGACATGACGATGAGCAAAAGCCAACCGATGTCAGGTTTTGTTCGCAGAAGTTGACTGAATTGTTTGCTGAGCGTTTTGCCTGTCTTGCGCCAGACGAGATATTCAACGAGCGCCAATGATGCCCCGATAAGCACCCACAAAAGCGACCACCACAAAAGCCCAACGGCAGCGAAAAGACCAATCATGAACGCAAATGCGCAAACAAAGACAGCAACTTCTCTCGTAAGCATCCCTTTTCACCTTCCTTGGGACGAGGGACGCGGGACGAGGGACGAGTGAAACGATGCATCATGTCGTTGAAGACGATTTTGCGTAATTTGCGCATTTGGAGATGTGCGTAAGCGATTGTCAAGCCCAAGAAAATCCATGCTGCCATTTGCATCGCTTCTTTAAGTTCCATCGCCATCACGCTCCAACATGAGCATTAACCGCTCAATCTTCTCGTCTATGCGAATCAAGGCGTTGACGATTTCCTGAACCGTCATGACCTTGTTGACGAAATACATGAGCCATAAGGCAGCAACAACCGGGAAGCCCAACTCCTTTACGAACCCTGCGATGGCGTTCAGCCATTCAGTCATCGAATCACCTCACGACAGCGAATAGCGAATAGCCGGTAGGAGGGGCGTTAGCCCCGAAGACCTTCGCCCCTTACGGGGCTCCTACTTGATCAACTGGACGGCAAGTTCAATGGCAAGGTTGATGGCGGATTCTTTGAGTTCCTTGCCACTCGCTATTGCTTCTGCCTTGATCATCTCAAAGGCTCGTCTTCGCTTTTCTTCGTTGCTCCAAGTTTCCATTTTTGCTGCTTCCTTGACAGCAACGATAGCGACATCGGCAAGTTCGCCCAGCAACGCTTGAAGCATTCCCTTTGCGAACGGTTTAAAGTAGCGTTTAACGAGCCACTTCATCGCATCACGACCTCCTTTGTGCGAAGTTGCAACGAAGCCGCCACGACCTTTGCCAATTGCTCGGCGTGGTCGGCTTCAAAGTCGCCGTAAAAGCACCGAGCGCCACGATCGTTTGGCTGGGAAGTTTTGAATTTGTGACCGATGTCCAAGCCGATGACGGCATCAAAGGGAAGCCACTTGACTAAGGCATCAGCGATGGCTTCGCCCAGTCTTCTGATGACTTGAACATCGTGGACAAGGTTGGCTTCATCGGGGTTGGTGATAAAGCAAGGTTCAAGTAGGATTGCAGGACAGTGATAGAACCGCAAAAAGCCAGCCCTTGAGCCCGCTGCGGGTTTGACGCCCCTTGACCTTGTGCCCAAGACGCTGGTGATGATGTGAAGGAGTTTTGCTGCGATGTAATCTGCATCGCCCTTGCCATTTGAGAAAACTTCGCTCCCATTGGCTTTCGGGTTGCTGTGGGCGTTGAAGTGAAAACTGATGACAAGCCGACAGTTGGCTTTTGATGCCTGCCTTTGCCGTTCGTGATTTCCAACATAGTCGCCTTTGAGAAAGACAATTCGCAAGTCAAATCACCTCATTCGGCTTAGTTGGTAGGGGTGACCGATTCAGCCACCCCTACCTTGACGGCGCGGCGCTGGCGCTCGGGTTTTTTTCCTTTCAAAGTTCAGCAAGTCAGAAAGCCGAATGCGAATGACCGTTGACCTAACTGTCGGGATTTCGTAATATCTGAGTTGACCACCAAAAATCCACTGCTCAATTTCGCTCCTTGTCACTTCCGCTATCTTCGCTGCCTCGTCAATCGTCAACAAGCGATCGCTCATCACCAGCACCCCCTTTTGCTGGCTCAGCAGTAGTATCGCCTTCACCTTCAAGCAAGATTTGTTGAATTCGGGCAAATTTGTCGGCGGAAACGAGGTCACGGAGGGCATCAAGGGCTGCTTTCGCTCGCTCTTCCCGCTCCCTTGCTAACTCCAGTTGCTTTCGCTTTTCCCGCTCATAGCGAATCAACAAATCAAGGCGTTTGAGTTCGTCAGCTTTCTCCGTTTTCAAGATCAAGTAGCGCTCCATCGCCCGAAGCATGTGTCGCTTGTGGCGATAAACGGTTTGGTAACTGACGCCAAGCCCTTGGGCGATTTCCTCGTAAGTCTTTCCCGCCTTCATTTGCTGCCAGATGGCTTCCTGAGCGTCAGCGTCCAGCCGACAGAGCCGACACACGCTGAAACTTTTGAGCATGGGCAAAAGTTCCCAAGCCTCTTTGGGCAATTTTCATCACCGACGACGAAAGTGGCACAAAATTTGTCAAAGTGGTTTGTCAAATTTGTCAAACTACTTTGACAAAGAGGCGGGTATATTTGGAGGTGGTGATCTTGCTTGTGGCAGTTAAAAGCCTGTATCGGATTCGTGCCGAATTGGAGCAGGAGGGGATTTCCATCACCCCTGACTGGCTCTATCACATCGCAAGACGCCATTTCCGCTTGCGTGTTTGCAAAGAGACTTACCAGCGGGAGGTTTTCGGTGTAGATGAAGACGATGCTGAGCGCCTTAAGGAACTTGTTCGGCAAGCGGTTCAGCGCTCTAAGCGTCGTAGACCCGGCATTAAAAAAAGCACTTAAACGGAAAGGGACGAGGGGCGAGGGACGGGGGACGAGGGATGAGGGAAAGGTGACGGAGTTTATTGCGGCGCTGAAATTGCCCGATGGGAAAGAGTTTCGTTGGGATGGGCACGAAGATTTGAAAGCAATTGCCGAAGATAATGCACAAGTCGTCATCGTGGAAAAGGCAGCGCAAAAGGGCGTCACAGAGTTGATGCTTCGGCTTCAGTTCTGGCTTTGCAAACAAGGCTATTCATCCGCCTACTTTCTTTCTTCGCTCCGTTTTCTCCGAATGCAAGTCCAACGGCGAGTTGAGCCACTGATTCGGGCAAACCCCATCTTGCAAAAAGCCCTTGTGGAAGGTGCTGAAAGGGAGTTGCTTGGCGAAGAGGAGGAAGTTGAAGGATTGCCGAAAAAGTATCGGTTGCGAGACAACTTGTATCTCAAGCGGCTTTGGGAAGGGTGGCTGCTTTACATGCCCGTCCAAAGTGAAGCTGATGTTCGGATGTTCCCGTTAGACGCTATCTTCGTTGACGAAGTTGAAACCCTCAATCCTTCCTTGACCGATGCGCTTCAGGAACGCCTTTACCATTCGCCACTCAAATGGGAGCGATGGTTCAGCCAACCGACCGTCGCAGGTTACGGCATTGACGAACGATTTGCGATGACGGATCAGCGATACTGGCACCTCAAGTGCCCTAAATGCAAGCAATGGTTTGCGATGGAAGAGCATTTCCCGAAAGTTTTGATGGCAACTTTGGAAGGCAAACCAATCTTGTGGGGCGGCGATTGGGATGCCATGACTTGGGATGGGCGATGGAAGTTTTCCTATTGCTGTCCTTTCTGCCAGTCGCTAATTGATCCGCTGTCGCTTGAAAAAGAATGGGTTGCGAAATATCCCGACCGAGATGCTCACGGCTATCACTTATCGCAACTTTATTCGGCGACAATGACAGCAACGGATGTGGCTCGTTTGTGGCATCAGGCACAATTTTCGCTGAGACGGAAAGAGCGCTTTTTCAACTCCGTTTTGGGCTTGCCCTACTCTGGTGGCGAGCGGCAACCGATTACGGCAGAGAAATGCATTTACGGCACTCACGATTTAGGCATCCTTGCTGAGTTCAATCGTCGCTTTGCTGGCTTGGATGTGGGAGACCGGCTGCATCTGGTCGTGTTGGAGCAACTTCCCGATGGCGTCTTTGCGCTCGTTTGGGCGGAAGAAATCAGCGGGATTGACAAATGGGAGCGGGTTGCTCAGAAAGTTCGTTCGCTGAAAGTTTCCGCTATCGCCGTCAACGCCATGCCCTACAAAGACAGCGCCAAAAAACTCCTTCGTCAACTTGCCCCGGAAATCAAGGGAGTTCTGATCTACGATACAGGTGGGCAACGAATGTCCATCAGCGAAGAAGACAAGGAGACAGGGCAACCCATCAAGACCATCTCCATCCCACGCGTTGAGTTGATGGACGGGACGGTTGATGCGGTGCTTTCAGGGCGAATCATTTTCCCACGCAAAGGCTTAGCCATCACCGAACAAGTTGTCAAGCATTTGCAGAACTACATCATTGAGATTGACGAAACTGGCAAACGGGATTATGCGAAGGGACGAGAAGACCACTTCGGACGAGCCATTGATTACGCTCGCATCGTCGCCGAAACGGCAAGGGCACTTCGGGCGATGCCTGCCGAGCCCATCAGGGCGGATTGGTTCGCTGGAACGCCCCTTGTGCCTTCCTTGGGAGGTGTGGCATGGTGAAGCCGATAGAGTTCGTTGAGTCACTTCAATTCGCTGATTGGATTCGCATCCTGCCAAAGGGCACTTTCAAGCGTGACGGTCGGACAATCAAACTTGACGACGCTTTTTTGCAGGCGATCAAGCGAAACTTTGATGCGGGCGTTTTAGGTCGCGATGTCCCCGTCAACTTTGAGCACCAATACACAGCCCTTGGCGCTGCGGGTTGGGTTCAGGCGTTGGAAGTTCGGGAAGATGGGCTTTATGCGTTGATTGAATGGACGGACATCGGCAAGGAAGCAATTGAGAAGCAGCGGTTCAAATATGTCAGCGTTGAGTTAGGCGGAGCCGTTGACCCCCAAACGGGCAAGATTTTGGGCGAAGATGTTTTGACGGGCATAGCATTGACCAACCGCCCCTTCTTCAAGGGCTTGACAGCCCTTGCCGCAGCTGACCCTGATTGGACTGCAAACGATGACCCACTTGATTTTCCCATCTACGATGACCGCACTTACGAATGGGATGCCGATGAAAGCGAACGGAGATGGCGAAGGTGGGTTTCAGAGAAAGATCTAAGCGAATGGGGCAACGATGAATGGCGGAAATATCGGCGGCGGTTTCTCGCTTACGACCGAGCCAATCCAGATTTGTTCGGCTCTTACAAACTTCCTGTTGTTGACATCATCAATGGTCAACCACGCGTCATCTTCCGAGCTGTCGTCCAAGTTTTAGCGATCCTTGCAGGCGCTCGTGGGGGCGTTGATTTGCCCAGCGATGTGAAAGAGCGCGTTCGGTCCATTGCCGAACGATTGCGAAGCAAATTCGGCGAAGGAGGTGAAAGCATGAGCGAGGAAAAGAACATCGCTCATGAGTCGCAGCAAACCCTTGATCCCGCCAAAGTCGTTGCATTAGAGCAAGAGGTGCAACGGCTAAAGGCGGAGCAACGGAAGCGACAATTTGCCGACGAGTTGGCATCACTGCGTTTCAGCGAGGGCAAAGTCGCTCTCGCTCCTGCCAGTCGCAACAAATTCGTGGAAGTTCTCGCGGAGTTAAACGACGAACTGGCGGGCAAATTGATGGACGCCATCAAGTCCATCCAGTTTGTCCCGCTGGGCGAACTCGGCTTTTCTGCCACTGAGCCCGACGAGAAAACTGAAACCTTGCAAACTTACGCCGAAAAAATTGCCCGTGAACGAAACTTGAACTTCATTGACGCAATTCGCATCGCTGCTTCCGAGCGACCAGACCTTGTTTTCAGCGAATACAAAGTCCACAAGTGAGGTGATGAAAGATGGCAACTTATCGGGAAGCGTTAGTCGTTTCCTTTGTGTCAGGGGCGGATTTGCGAAACTTTCCCTTCGCCCCCGTCAGGCTGGACGCTACGACGGGACGCGTCGTTTTGGCAGGCGCTAACGAGCGAGCCATCGGCATCCTGCAAAACAAGCCCAACAACGGCGAGACGGCATCCGTGATGCTTTACGGCATCAGCAAAGCCGTCGCCGCTGGCGCTATCAGCATCGGAAGCCCCGTCGTTGCCGCCGCCAACGGGCGAGTGTCAGCAGCAGGGGCTTTCCACAATCACGGCGCCGCTTCCA